CGTTGTTATAAGCAACTTTAACAACTAACTTAACCACTCCGCTAAAACGCACCTCTTTGTTATCTTCGCTGTACCAAATTTTAAAGTTTTCTTCTTCTGCTTCTAAGTCAAATGCTAAAGCAATGTTGCTTAAACGCATTGCATACAAATCACCTAAACCATTCAATCCGTTAACGGCTGTTAACTTAACGTTAGTGCCTGGAATAACAAATGATTGGTCTTTGTCTGCATCTCTTGTGTAGTTAAACAAGTTCAAGTTAGTGTAAGCCAATACTGCTAATCTGTAAACATCGTTGCCACAGAAAATATGTAAATCATCAGCATCTACAATTTCAGTAGGAATAGCTTTGTAAATACCTTGTAACACACTTACAATGTTTGCTGCTGTGATAGCTGAAATTGTACCTGTTGCACCTGTAAAACCACTTACGTTAGCATCTACTGGTGAACCTGCATCAATCAATTTTTTTAAGCCATCAAAACGCTTTAAATAACTTGTGCTGCTATCAGTATCACCTTGCCAAATTGCAAGCTCTAACTGCTTTGCTATGTAAGCATTTTTTAACTCGGCAAACTTTGTTTTAAATTCTGCCCAACCATAATCTTCATAAGTGCTACCAGCTTTTAAAGCCTCTTGCGTAAAGTATGCTTCAAAATCTTTTGGGCAAATTGCTTCTTCAATTTTGATTTTACCAACGGTTACAGTTCTTTGTGAAACTGTTGTTGTACCGCTTGCACTCCATCCACAAGCATCAGCTTGGAAAAAAGCATCAGTTGTTAATTTTGGAATAGCAACAGATGATTTTGTTTTAGGTAACAAGATACCACCTTGCTTTACAAGCATTTGTGTTTTAGCACCTAATACTGCTTCAGTTAAGAGTGGTGCAATCTCTTGTTTTGTATAGGCTGATAAGCCACTAAATGATAAACTCATTTTTTTATTGATTTAATTGTTATGAACAAAGTTGTTTTGATAATTTTTCCCACTTTTCTTTTGGATCTTCTACTGTAACTGCTGCAAAATTGTTGCTTACTGGTACTGCACTATCAGGTTTGCCTTGTGGTGCTTCAACCAATAGTTTAGAAATATCCATCAACCCTTGAATTACTTTATTAGCTTGTGAAAGTTTCACTTCATACTCAGCAAACTTGTTTTCGTATGCTGCAAACTTTTCATTTGTTGCACTTTCAAATGCAGCAAATTTTGCACTCATGTCTTCCATCGGTGGCATTGCTGGTTCTGCTGGTGCTTGTGGCATAATTATTTCAGCAATAACACCGTTATCAGCCAAAACTATTTTAGTTCCATCCTCTAATTCGTGTTCCCCAACAGGAGCAGGAGTACCTGCAATTGTAACAACACCCCCAACATTCATATCAGTAACTTCAACCACAGTACCATCTTTTAATTTAGCTTCCATCATTTTCTGTGGTGCTGCTGGTGTACCGCTTGCATCTTGTGCAGGTTGCATTAATTCAGTAAAGAATTGTGCTGTTCTATCCAAAATTTCTTTCGCTGTCATAGTAGTATATATTAATTTGATAAAAAAGGTACTTTTAGTAAAGCAGCAAGTTCTTGCAATTGCTGTTCTGGTGTTTTTGTTGGTAGTACATAATCAAACATTCCTTCAACAGAAAAGCCTTTTACTTTGCCTTGTTTGATTAAGTCCCATGCTTGCGGATTTTCTACATAGAATGAACCAAACCAACTACCATCTTTAACATCTTCAAAACCATTCATTGGCTTAATGCCACGCTTGCTATCAACAATAAAACTTTCAAACATTACCAAACCATCTAATTGCATATTATCATCATGCATTAAATTCACATTCTTTTGGTAGCCTTTCTTTGAAAACTTAATGGCTATTTCCTTAATTGTCTCGGCTGAAAATTTTATGAAGTGCTGCCCATACTTTGCATTATTGCGAATGATAGGTTCATCGGCTAACATTAATGGACCGCTAATAATATGCTGTTCATCATCTTGAATGGCGAATGCTAACTTTTGCTCATTGAATACTAAGAAATCTTTTTGAATGGCAGGTTTATCTACCAATGCCACAAAAGAAACTTCTGCATCATCTGCTAAATCTTCTTGTATTCGTAACTCGTAAATAGGTAACTCCATACCTAATAAATATAAAAGCAGCCCAAAGGGTACTTTTAATTTATTCGTGCAGCCCTATTTAACCTTTTAATCCTTTCTTGATTACCACTAACATCTGTTTCCAAAACAAAAGCCCTTGCGGCTGTATTGCCTATTTGATTAATTTGCCCTTGGTTCAATGTTGTGGTTGCTGCCTGTGGTAATACAGGTGCTGAAATAGATGGAGCCGAGCCACCTGCACCGCCACCGCCTGGAACTTGAACGGCTGTAATTGCTTTAACTGTTTTAATACCATTAGCAATAGCTGCTACCATTGTAGCAATTTTAACCGCTAATGAAACAGGTGCAACGCCTGGAACAGGTGCAGCAAATACTTGTGAACCTGCTTTAAAAGCGTTTATTGTAGCTTCTGCAATTGCTATAGCTTTACCAACGGCTGTTTGTTTGCCTATAATTTCCGAAAAAGTTTGAGCAGCATTGGCAATCACATCATATTTGTTTTTTGTGCTTTGCCATTCAGCTTCATCTTGTGCTTCTTTTGCTTTACGTGCCGCTTCCCTTGCTTCAAATTCAGTAACTAAACCATTTTGTAAAGTGCCTAATACTTTTTGTTGTTTTGCTAATCTATCTTCTTCATCTTTTACGAATTTTTCATCGGCTGCTTTCTTTTCCTTTTCATCATAGGTTGCATTTATTTCATCTTGTTTTTTTCTATACGCATCTCTAATTGCAGTAACGCTAAAACCTGCTTTTTGTGCTGCATCAATAGCTTGCTTAAATTGTATTTCTAATTGCTTTAAATCTTCTTCTCTTGTGTTTTTTCTTAACTCTTTTAAAGTAGATACATACAACTACTCAAATGTATTAATAAATAACTATGTTGATAGTAGTGGTTTAACCACAGCAGCAGGCTACGTTCAATGCAATATTGGTAGTGCAGCCATCAATACTTTGTTTGGCTCGAGTGTGGTAAATGATGGTGTAAAATACTATGATGTTTGGTTTAATAGCTTGGATAAAATACGTGTGTATTTAGAATGTAATCCAAAGTATGACGCTTACAACCTGCATTTTATTAATGCATGGGGAATGTATGATACAGCCCGATTTGACTTGGTTAGTAAGTTAACCATGGATATTGAACGCAAAACATTTATGCAACGTGATTATTCATTTGGTGCAGGTGGTGTAAGCTATCAAACAAGTAACGTGTATAATGAAAGCAAGGTTAACTATCTCAATAAAAAAGACTTTACGCAAAAGTTAACCATGAACGCACCAAGTGATGCAGAATGGGAATGGTTAGCCGAGTTGGTTACTTCACCAAAGATATTCTTTGAGAAAGCTGGTTACTTCTACCCTGTAACAATCAAAGCTACCAATTACGAATTTAAAAAATATGTAAACAATCGTTTACAAGTATTTGAAGTTGAATTAGAATTATCTCAAACACGTTATTCACACTTAAGATAATGACTAGAATATTTATTGAAAATAATGAGTTGGATTTGACGCAGGGTTTAAGCAACCAGCTTACTTATGCTATTGACGATATTAATAATCTTGATAGCAAAAGTACAGCCTTTAGTAAAACAATTATTTTGCCTGGAACTACTCGAAACAATGCTTTGTTAGGTAATATTTTTGAGTTTACGAATGCCAATTTTAGCAATGATGAAGCAGCCAATGTAAACTACAACTTCAACGCTTCACGTTCTGCAACTTGTAGAATAGAAGTTGATGGTATGCAAATCATTAAAGGTGTTTTTCGACTGCTTGAAATTATTAGAGATGGAAGATACATTGAGTATGAGTGTGCGGTGTTTGGCGAGTTGGGTGGTTTTGTGAATGCTTTAGGTAATAGCCGATTAGAAGATTTAGATTTCTCTGCATACAACCATAACTACACTTACGCAAATATTACAAATAGTTGGAGCTTTACCGCTGGTAGTGGTTATGTATATCCATTGGTTGATTATGGGAACTATTCAACCAATAAGAAAGACTTTCAATATAAAACTTTTAGACCTGCTTTATTTTTACGTGA